CACTTCCGGCCGTACAGAAAGCAGCCGGGAACTGACGATGCAGGAGGCGCGGCAGCTGCTGGAGCGGTTGAACCCGACGGACGACAAGGCACGGGCCATGCAGATGGCAGAAGCCAGGAATGTATTCCGGGACATCTACCGTCTTTCGTTCCAGATTCCCCAGCTGAACCAGGGGTTCACCAGCGACAGCGAGGAGGAATACCGCATGAACGTGGCGAAGCTGAACATCTGGGCACGTAAGTACAGCAAGGCGCATAAGGACATTACAAGCATGAGGCTTTGGGAGCTCCAGGCCACCAAGAAACAGCTGGAGGCGTGGATGCGCCGTGAGGAAAGGAAACTTAAAAAGGATTGATACAATGAGAAAGAAACAGGAAATAAAGAAAGGAATTACCATTCTCCGCATGAAAGGGGATAAAATCAGTCTGCTCCAGGCCGAGGTGCTGGAAAACGGGCATAATGAGAGTCAGGTGTTTGCCACCTACGTAGCTTCTGTTCCGGAGGAAGACAAGGACGAGACCGTGTTTTATGCCTGCCGTGACGCCGCCCGTTTTGCCGCAGGGCGATTATCGCTGGAAGAGCTGATACCCGATGTGGACAGATATCCGGTGACGGTTGACAGACCTGAGCCCAAAGAGCGCCAGTCAGTCAGTGTACGGGAGTTTGAGGCTCTGAAGCGTAAGGTCGCGCAGTTGGAAGGCTTTGTGGAGGATTTGTTGAAAGAACGCCGCCAACGTGCCGAATACCAGAAATTGCCGGATACGAACCGTGCGGACTATATCGGCCAGAAAGATGCTACAGAGCTTATAGGATGTAGCCGTGAGACGCTGAATGCCTGGCAGCGTAAGGGTTACATTACCGGATACCGCAAGGCCGGACTGGTCTATTACAGCCGGAGTGAGCTTGCCGCCGCTCCGGTTGTGCAGAATTTTATCACAATAAAAAAGGGGAGGAGATGAGATGGTAGATAATAATAATCAATATATCCCAATGGTCCATATCGTAGACAGAAACAAACGCCGTGAACGGCTGGCGTCCCGTCTCGAAGTCTGTGCAGACCGTATCTGTGACCTGCAGGACCGGTTGATGGCGGGTATTACCGCCTTGAAGCCTATCGAGTACGACCGCCTGCTGGATGAATACCGGGCAGAGCTGGTGCGTTACGACAACATCGACCGGGAACTCCGGCAATTGGAGGACCCTACGAAAACAGAAGAGTACAGGGCCTATCACCGCAATGCCGGCAAGCAGCAGAAAAATAAAATCAACTATTAAATTATTAACCCTATCAAAAGAGCAAGAATTATGGCAAGAACAAAGAAAACAGTAGTCAGCGGCATCAGCCGCGAGCAGGCAGAGCAGGCCTTCGCAGATTTTGCGGCGGCCGATGCCAAAGTACAGAACCTCACCTCGAAGATGGACCTTGAGATGACCCGTATCCGCGAGAAGTATGCGGACCAGCTGGCAGAACTGTCTGCCACGAAGGAAAAGAACTTCGACATCATGCAGGCATACGCCGTAGAAAACAAGGAAGAACTGTTTTCCAGGAAGAAAAGCCTGGAGAGCGCCCATGGCGTGTTCGGTTTCCGTACCGGCACACCGAAGCTGAAGAATCTGAAAGGTTTTACCTGGGCAGCGGTAACCAACATCTGCAAGGAATTGTTGCCGCAGTATATCCGCACAACGGACGAGCTGGCAAAAGACAAACTTTTGGCTGACCGGGACAACCCGGAAGTGGCGGAATACTTCCCGAAGATCGGCGTACAGGTTGTACAGGAAGAGACTTTCTATGTGGAACCCAAGAAAGAGAATGATGCGCAGCAATCTGCCTGAGGAATATTACGAATACCGGCCGCATGGCAGGAACTGGGTGGTGTACCGTATCCGGCGTGACGCCACTGGTTCCATCGGAACCAAGATCGGGGAATTCCTCACGAAAGAGGAAGCCCGACGTGAGGTCTACCGGTTGAATGGCTGGAAAACAGATCTGAAATGAAAAAGACATTTAAACAATGGGCAAAGCAGGATAAAGACTTAGATGAGTTTTTATCTCCGGGTGACTATATTGATGAAAGATTATATAACTATATAGGAGAAATCACTTGTCCTGCATATTGCTCAAAAGACTTTATTCAAGGGTGTGATGCAATTAGAAGTGAAGATGGTGTATTATTTTACATAACAGTGTACAGAACCAATGATAATAAGTACTTATACCTCGGCGTTTTACCGGAGTTTAAACAGTAATTCAAAACAATAAAGATATGAATCAAATTAAGTTTAAGATAAAAGTCCTGCCATCTATAAAGACAACAGGACTTGAAAAAAATGGCAGCGACCTACTCTTCCA